TACCGGCACCGGAAATAGTATTTGATTTTTAGCATAACGAAAGGAGACGGAGCTCCGGCCGGAGTGATGATGCATCGGCTCCTTTTGAAAAGATGAAAAACGGAGTAAGTAAGGTTTATACAGACAGACCGGATTATGCAGATTTTGATTCACCGGCAAAATTTGAAGCAATTAAGAGTATTATTGCAAAAAGACTGAGGGAACATCCCAATGCTATTTGTTCGTATTCTGGTGGATCGGATAGCGACATTATGATTGACCTGATTGAACGGACCAGAGCAATGTTCGAGTTACCGCCAATCAAATATGTATTTTTTAATACAGGATTGGAAATGAAAGCAACAAGAGATCATGTGAAGGATGTTGCAGAAAAGTATGGAGTGGAAATTGAAGAGAGAAGACCAGAGATCAACATCGTCCGGGCAACCAGAAAATATGGAATTCCATTCGTATCGAAAATTATGTCAGGAGGTTTGTCCGAATGGCAAAAGAAAGGAGTCCCTTTATCTATAGCAGATGAATATGATCAGGCAGAAGATAAGGCAGCGAAAAGAAAAGAGTTAAAAGAAAGATATCCTAAATGTGAGAGTCTGATTAATTTTCTTTGCTGCTGTAATTCGGCTGGGGAACCGAGACCAAATATTCAGCTCGTAATCAATTCATCAAAATACATGCGGGATTTCATCAAGGAATATCCGCCAGAATTTATGATAAGTGCGAGCTGCTGTTATTACTGCAAAAAGCAAATCGCGCATAAAGTTCAGAAAAATTACGACATGGTTATAACTGGAGAACGAAGAGATGAAGGCGGAATGAGATCGGTTCCTAGAAAAGATAATACGGCTCTTTGTTTCACAGAAACGGCGGATGGACATTATCGGCTAAGACCGCTCTATTATGTATCTGATAAAGATAAAGCATGGTACAAAGAGTATTACAAAATAAAATATTCGGATGCATATGAAGTATATGGATTAACCAGAACGGGATGCTGCGGCTGCCCGATATCGTATAAGGCAGTAGAAGATCTTGAAAAGATCCGAAAGTATGAGCCGAATGTAGTAAAGGCAGCATGGAATATTTTCGGAAAGAGTTATAAGTACCGAATGAAATATAACGAATACAAAAAGAAACGAATGGAAGAAGAAAAAAGGAGAGCTGAAAATGTCGAGGGACAAATGACGATATTTGATTTTCCGGAACTGATTCCGGAGGAAGGAGAAAACGATGGCGATAATACATAATGTCCGTGGCGGGACGGTTGGCTTAAATGAAGAAGAACGGTTGATGATCGCAAGGCTACTGGTGAAGGCGGGATATACGGTTAAGATCGGATACAGGACGATTCCAGGTAATGCGAAGGGAAAGAAAGAATACATAGTTGAATACTGGGAGGAGAAAGAAAAGAAGATAGAAATGTAGAATGGTGTCGAACCTTGACAATTGAATATTGATGGTTGGAATGTTATAATTTCCGTATCAAATGTACGGGAGGAAATGCAAATGGGTATAAGAATCGTGAAGCAATGCAATCTGAGTATGTTAAACTTTATTGAAAAATTCGGGCCAGTGGAGATTGATGACTTATATAGTAAGTTCGGAAACGGGATCAAATCCATTGTTGACGAAGATGTTAAAAATCTGTTGGATAATGCGAAGATAATAAAGGAAGATAATGACACGTACCGGGCAGTATAATTTACTTACCAACCATCGAATATTGATGGTTGGTATTTTTATGCTTAAAAATAGGCGAAAGGATGAAAAAGAAGAATGTGGAGGAATAGCGTTAAATGATGGGTAGATTGCAAGTAATTTGCACAACGGATCAGATAAAAGAAGCAAAGCGTAATGTTCAGAAGTATATGAGAAAACATAAAAGCGATGAAGATTTTATTAAAAATATCAGTGATGATTTTGTGATGGGATTTATGATTTCTCAGAGAATGGCATGGGACGATTATGATAATGGTACACAAATGAAGAGGAAAGATGCGGAGAAATAGACTATGGAAAGATTAACACATGAAAGAAAAAGTGGTATGAAAACCGGATACTGGTCCCCGAATAAGAAGCAGGAGCTGGTGGATAGACTGGCGATCTATGAGGACAGGGAAGATGCTAAGGACACAAATGTCCCTGGCAAATGGATTCCATGCAGTGAGAGATTACCAGAGAATGCAATGAATGTAATAGCGCAATTTTCAAGTGGTACAGTAACAGAATTAAGATATGCAGGAAATGGTATTTTTGAAGGAATCTATGAGTATTCAACGAAAGTAATTATTGCTTGGATGCCCCTGCCGACTCCGTACAAGAAAGGAGAATAATATGGATAAGACATATGCGCCGATAGAAAATAAACCACATGAGAAGATAAAGGTAGAGAGCATTGACATTGTAGTGACAGGGCCAAAAGAAAAACCATATTACTCTATTAAGTATAGAAAAGTAGGCAGTAACGATGATTGCATCGGGTACGGTTCGTATTTTCTAGAATATGTACTTGGATGGAGAGAACAGTGTTTTGAATGGTAGAAAGAAAAAGTGGATGGATTCCGATAAGTGAAAGACTGACGGATACGGATGAATATGTCCTGTTGTCATTTGAAAATTATACAATGGCAGCGATCGGACGCTATGAAGAAAATGATGAAGGCGGTACATTCTATCCGGGAGATGATGAAAAATCTTATTCGAGCTATGGAATATTTGTGAATGCTTGGATGCCGTTACCGGAACCGTATAAGGAGAAAACAGAATGACAAATAGGGAATATATGATAAATCTATTGCTGGACGGTTTGGAATCACGCTTGAACCGAGTAAGCATTGATGATGGTGGTGCAAGCGAAGAAGCTATGATTTATTACAACATAAATTGTCCATATTATGCAGGTGATAAAAGAGCATATTGCCGAAAAGAAGGTAGTCTAGTATCAAGTAGAGAGGTATGCGTAGATTGTAAAGCACATTGGCTTGAACAGGAAGTTGATGAATAAAAACAAAACGACGAAGGAGCTGAGAAATGATTGAACAGAGGAAGAGACAGAAGACAGGTAAAGCTGGATGATCAGCAACACTATAAGGAGCTGGAAGAAAGCCATGATGCGAAGGCAAGTGAGAGATTCCATACACCAGCTTATCAGAGCTATTCGGTGGAGGATTACTTGCGGAAGATGGGAGTAGACATAACGAAGGGAGTAGATGCCGGTGGAGCAGAGACTGGAAGAAAACAATATCAAGAATGAGAATAACCGGAAGAAAGAATATCTGAGAGGATACAGATCCAGTAGAAGACGTATCAACCGTATTGATGATGAAATTATTGAACTGAAAGAATTAGCTGCATCGGTGAAGGCAATTGATTATTCGGGCATGCCGCATGGAAACGGAAACCAGAAGGATCTATCTGATGAGCTGGCAAGGATTGATTCGTTGGTAGAAAAACTTGGGGCAGAAAAGGAAAGTTGCGTTGAATCTTATGTTTCTATCGAAAAGCAGATTAAGGAGATAAAGAACGAGGATGAGAACGACGTGTTGTTTTACCGATATGTGAAAGGCTTAAGATTCTGGGAGATTGCAGAGAAAATGGATTATAGTGAGCAGTGGGTACATAAATTGCATGGAAGAGCGCTGGCACATTTAAAGTTGCCAACATAATTTATCTTTATTTGTGTTAGTTTATTGAAGTTTAGTATGCAAGTTTGCTATCCTTATACTGGAATTGATGAACAGATATTAAATCATTCGATCAGTTTCCCCCCCCCACCTAACACAACCGAGAGAGGACACCTGGCGATGCCGGGTGTCTTTTTCGTTGCGTAATGTCGAGAAATGAGATATTATGGGAGTAGGTTTATTAGGTACGGGAGGAACTATTATGAATGAAAAGGTAAATGATTTAATAGATGCTACTAAGGGAGTAATAGGGGAAGTATTGGCGGAAGATGCGATACCTGCATTGACAACAGAAATGTTGAAAGGAACAGTGATGGAGGCTGCAAGCGGGGCTGTCGGATTGATTTCTCCTAGAATTGGAGGAGTTATGGTTGCATATCAACAAAGACGATGGGAAAGAAACTGGGAAAGATATATATCTTTGATAGTAGAACATCAAGATGAATTGAATGAAAGACTAAATAGGCTTGAGGAAGTGCAACGTGAGGATGTAAAAAAAATATATTTTCCGCTGATATCTGATTATGTTGGAAATGAAAAACAGTATGAAAAGATAGAGTTTATAGTAAACGGATTTATTAATCTAGCATCTGGAATTAATATGCAAGAGGATACAACATTGATGTATTACAACACGTTAAACCAGTTAAGTTTGCTTGATCTTAGAGTGCTAAAACTATACGCATATCCACTTTTAGATGAAGATCATAGAGACGATATATTCAGTGTGATGAAAGATTATCAGATTGATACAGCTCAGGTTTCACTAATAAAAGAAAAATTATTGAGAGAAGGTTTAATTCTTAGCAAAAATGATGAAAAGATAGAGGAAAATATTAATAATGTTTCTGAGTTTGTAGAAGGATTGAGCAAAAACAAGAAGAATATGAAATTAAAGAGAATGAACAAAATAAGCAAGAGTGATTCATATAAAATAACATCTTATGGAAGAAAGTTTTTAAAGTTTTTTATGAATATTGCAGAGCAGAAAATCAAAGAATGAGAATAAATGATAACTTTGAAGGCACCCTCCGGGGTGCTTTTCTAATTGTGGATATTGGAAAGCAGGATATCAGGGTATATAAAGGAGAAAGCTGAATGAAAGAGAATAGAAATGCAATATATGTTACATTAGTAATTACAACAGTAGCGTTAGGTTTAGCAATTGTATTTGAGTATAATGAAAAACTGAATGAGTTGCTTCCAAGAGCAGACTTTATTATTAATTGCTTGCTTGGAATTTTTTCTGGATCGATACTTGCTTTAATTACAGCGGTTATAAACTATCGTGTCGAAAGAAAGAGAATCATAACTGAATTGCTTAATTTTACACAATGCTTAATATTAGAATTAATGCCGTTAAATAACCGGTTTTTTGAAGGTGGAAATTTTGACTCGCAAAAACAAATCGAAATAATAGAGTCAGCATACGATATGTTGAAGGACTACATACATTTGCGTCCAATAGAATTTCATCCATTTTTTCAAAGAGGAAGATTGGTTAATGCAAATAAGAAAGTTATGGATATGCTCATTGAGCTTTATGTTAAGATAGAGGCTCTGAAAAGGCTGATAATAAAATGCGAATTTGATATAATTGATGATGAAGAACTCAATGAAAGAATAGAAGATTTATTACAATACCTAAAAAAATATGAGAATAGTTGCTATACAAATGTATTGGGAGAAAGGCGAGATGAACTACAAAAACTTGTTGGAATTAAATACGATCATGAAGAAAAAATGGAATTTTAAGCACTTTTAAAAGGGTGCTTTTTTAATGCAAAAATAAACCAGAATCGAAGGAGATGAAAAGGTTGACGAATCCAAGAAGTGCGAACGGGAATCTCCGAAGAAAGCACAGAGCCCGATTGAAAGCAATAGGCGGAGAGTGTGGAATATGCAGAGGAAGACTTGGACCAATACATTACGATGAACCGAGTAACAGCAATCATCCGTTGTCATTTGTAATAGACGAGATAAGACCGGTATCAAGGTGGAGAGAATTTGGTTATGCATCAAGGGAAGCGGCGGCGCAGGACTGGAACAACCTTCAAGCTGCTCATTACTGCTGCAACGCAATGAAAAGCAACAGAACGCCGCATGAGCTGGGAAAACCACGAGTACCGTCAAAAATGAACATATCAGACGGCAAGTGGTAGAGGGTGGGGAGGGTCCCCCGCCAACGAGGGGAGGCGACCCCGGCCGCCAGCGCCGATTTACACACAGGGAAATTTTAGAGGAGAAATAAAATGGCGAGAACAAAGAAAATGGCTACTGTGGCCAGTCAGGGAAACAGGCTTGAACAACTAGAAAATCTTGCGAAAGTTCTGGCCAAACAAATAGACCTTTGCGCAAGCGATGAGACTGGTGACGGAGTGAGAAGCATACCACAATTATCAAAACAATACAGGGAAACGATCAAAGAGATTGAAGAAATCAGAGGAGTAGATAAAGAAGATGACGAAATCGGAGAAATCCTCACAGCGCGTAAAGCTGATGGGAAGCCAGACGCCGTCCGTTAGAGTTGCACCGAATTGTACATATACAGACGGAGCAGATGCTGTAAAAGTACTTGCGGTGGGGAAGCTATTTGTGGATCCGTGGCAGAGCGAAGTCCTTAATGACTGGATGGGACGAACAGAGGAAGATATATGGTCAGCTCCGACGTGTGGGCTATCGGTTCCTAGACAGAATGGTAAGACGCTGGACACTTCCGGCCGGATTGCTTCAGGAATGATTATGTATTCAGAGTGGGTGATATATACAGCTCATCTGCAGAAAACGGCTACAGAGACATTCATGGAATTAAAAGGATTATTTGAAAGCAGAGGATTGAAAAAATATGTAAAGGAAATAAAATCAGCTCTCGGAAGAGAACAGATCATTTTGACGAATGGCGGGAGAGTCGTGTTTGTTGCACGTACAAGAAATGGTGGACGTGGATTACATGGAGATTGTCTAGTATTCGACGAGGCGCAAGAATTAACAACAGAACAGCAGGCATCTTTTCTTCCGGCGATTTCAGCATCAAAAAATCCGCAAACGATTTATCTTGGAACGCCACCGGATGAAAATTGTACAGGTACCGTATTTCGAAAAATACGAGACAAAGCAATAAAGGGCGACAGTAATTCTACTGCATGGACCGAATTTTCAGTTGATGAAATTGGTGACGTGGCTGATCGAAAAAGATGGGCACAATGCAATCCTGCGCTTGGACGGCGCATGACAGAAACGACGATTGCGGCAGAATGTGAGCAAATGGATTCAGACACGTTCGCCAGAGAAAGGCTTGGATGGTGGTCGCCAATTAATAATGACCAGGACTATGCGATTGATGAAATAAAATGGGACTTATGTGCATCAGAAACAGAGAAACCAGAAGGAAAGACGGCGTATGGTGTGAAATTTTCGACAGATGGTACAGTGGTTGCATTATGCGGAGCGGTGTGCCCAGAAGACGAGAAGGCTAGGATATCGTTGATAGAAATAAAAACAACAGACAGAGGAATCCAATGGCTGGCCGATTGGCTGAATCGAAGATATAAAATGGCATCATGCGTAGTTATAGACGGGCGCAACGGTGTCGATTTTTTGATTGAAAAAATTACTTCAGTATGGAAATATAAAAAATCTATAGTAAGACCTTCTGGAAAAGATGTGATTGCGGCTGCAAGTCAGTTATCGCAGGAAGTCAATGAACAGACTGTAACGTGGTATAAATATCAGGAACTATTGCGCGAGTCGGCGGTTACATCTGTAAAAAGACCGATTTCAGGAGGCTGGGGATTTGGCGGCGAAAATTCAACTCCAATCGAAGCGGCCGCTCTTGCACTGTGGGGGTGCCGGACATCGAAACGAAATCCTAACAGAAAGATGAGGATAGGATAATGGAACTAAATTTTGGAAATGTGGAAGGATTGCCGCTAGAAGAACAAGAGTGGCTGAAAGAATTGAAATATATATACGACTATCACCGAAGTAGAAATCGAAAAAAACGTCGATATTACAACGGGAAAATCACGTTGAATGAGGTAAATTTGGGAATTGCACTACCTTCGGGTCTTGGAAGACTCGAAATCGGATGCGCCTGGGGTGCAAAAACGGTAGACGTGCTTGCTGGTAGATCAATGTTTGATGGCTTTGTTACGGAAAATGGAACAAAATCAGAAGATATGGATCAGATCATGAAAAGGAATCATTTGATATCAGAATATAACAAAGCAGTAAAAGAAGAACTGAAATATGGATGTGCTTTTGCTGCAGTATCAGGAGAAGAAGGGGATGCAAGAGTACGCTTTTACTCGCCGCATTGCGCTGCGGCTTCGTGGAATGCACACGAAGGCCGAATTCGGTACGGATTTGCATTTGAAGATGCGCGAAGAGATGAATCAGACATCACATGGTCTCCGGAACATGTGAATTTTTATACCGATACCGATATTTGGGAGCTGGAACGTATCGGTGGAACATGGTATGCAAAACAAACGCCACATGATTTCGGGGAGCCTCTTATGGTGGCTTTGATCTGGGATGCAACAAATGATAAACCATTTGGACAGTCGAGATTAAAAGAGCCGGTCCGCAGACTGATTCAGGGATATGTAAGAACAGTAGCAAATGCAACGATTGGTTTGGAATTTGCTACATCACCACAAAAATATCTATTAGGTGTATCGGATGAACAATATGATACGCTGATTGATAATAAATTCAAACAGTATGTAGGAAGCATTCTTTACAGCACCAATAATCCAGAGACGGGTGAAAAGCCGAATTTCGGACAGCTTTCACAGGGAAATATTGAACCACATGTTCAGATGCTCCGGATGCTTGCTACACAGTATTCAGCGGCAACAGGATTGGCAGTTACGGATGTTGGTGTGATAAATGATGCAAATCCGACTTCCAGTGAAGCAATTATTGCACAGTCACAGACCTTGATCCTTATGGCAGAACAGTTGAATAAATCAAATGGTGATGCATTGTATCGGATTGGACGGATGGCACTTGCAATTGAACTTGGAACGATTCCGGATGAGCTTCCGGAAGAAACACATGAGCTGATTGCACATTTTAAGAATCCGGCAATGCCAAGCGTGGCATCTACTACAGATGCAGCACTCAAAATTGCGACAGCACGACAAGGATTTGCACAGACAGATATTTTCCTTGAAATGATTGGTTTTGATCAGGCGGATATCCGGCGAATCAGGGCACAGGAGCAGAGAGCAAAAGGAGATGCTATCTTGACGGAGGAATTTGAGAATGAAGATAACGGAGAAGGCGTGGGTGGAATACATAACGAAGATGTCACAGATTAGCCAGAAAGCAGCGGATCTGATGCAGTCCTGGGTTCAGAAGAATGGATTGGAAAACGATAAAGCACTTCTAGACTATGCATATGCATTATCGCAGCATTACGGGCAGGCTATTGGCGCATTGGCGTGCCGGATGTACGAAGCGACAGCAGCGGCACAAGGAACAATGATTCCAACGGCGGAAGTAGCAGAACTTCCGGAATACGGAGAAGTAGCAAAAGCAGTAAAGGGGACACAAAAAAAGTCACCAAACAATATTCCAGGAACGATCGCAAGGCTGGTAAAACAGGTGGGTGCAGACACAACACTGAAAAATGCGGAGCGTGATGGTGCACAATTTGCCTGGGTGCCTCATGGAGACACCTGTGCATTCTGCATTACACTGGCATCCAGAGGGTGGCAGTATATGTCGAAGAGTGCTTTACGGAATGGTCATGCAGAACATATCCATGCACATTGCGACTGTGAGTATGCAGTACGGTTTGACGGGGAAAGCACGGTGGATGGTTATGATCCGGATAAGTATCTAGAAGAATACTATGATTCCAATGGGGATATCAATAAAATGAGGAGAAAACGATATGCGCAGAATAAAGATGCCATCAATGCGAGAAAACGGGAATTATATGCAAGTAAAAAAGCGGAAAAACTTGAAAAAATGAGGCGATCTGATATACTGATATCAGGAGCAAGAATTACGGATTTGAATAGTGCAGAAGCTGATGAATTTGCGGAGATGTACTATGAAGAGATTAGGCATTTTTCAACTGATTCAAAGAAAATTGCAGATAATCTCGGCAAGGAAGAATCTGACATAAGAAAAATTAAGGCCTATTTATTTGAGGACGATTCTCTGATAGATCAGGATACGGGAGAAAGCAGACAATTTGATCCAGATTGTGCGATTGCACAGAGCTGGCAACGATTGATGACCGGAAAAGACATTAAGCCTCATGATAAAACTTTGATAGAGCATGAGCTATTGGAAATGAAAATTAAGCAAGAAAATCCGAGTATAGATCATGTGAAAGCACATGAACTGGCATCGGAAAAGTATAATTATCCAAAGGAGGCACTGGAATATTATGGTAATCTTAAAAAACATAAAGAAAACCAGTGACAGTATTTCAACTGATTACTATCCAGAAGGAAAAGAACCGGCAGGTTTTATGAAAATACGGATTAAAGATGGAGAAGTTGTAGAGCATGAAAATGCCAGCATGTTTGCAGCGCCACATGTGAGGCGAGAACTGAAACGGATCGCGAAGATGGATAATCCACCAAAAGAAAAAACGGTAATATGGTATTAAAAGCCACTGATCGGAAACGGTTGGTGGTATTTTTTATACTCTTTTTTACGGCAACACGTGCCTTAAACGTGGGAAACTAAAAATACTCAAATCAGGAGGGAAACACAATGGAAGATGATAAAACATTCACTCAGGCGGAAGTAGATTCGATCGTAGAGGGGCGTCTTGCGAGAGAAAAACAGAAATATGCAGATTATGAAGACCTGAAGGAAAAGGCAAGCAAGTATGATGAGTATCAGGAGCAGAGCAAAACGGAACTTCAGAAAGAAAAAGAGAAGTCTGATGCACTGCAGGCAAAACTCAGCGCACTTGAAAAAAAAGACACTGTGAGACAGGTAAGAGAAAAAATAGCAAAAGACACCAGTGTGCCGGTAGAACTGCTGACAGGAGAAGATGAAGAAACCTGTAAGAAACAGGCAGAAGCGATTATGAAATTCGCAAAGCCGAAGAGTTATCCGGGAACAAAGGGAAACAGAAAAAAAACAACAGAGTACAACGCAAAAGATGATGCAATGAGAGAATTTGCACATCAGATTTTCGGTAAAGGAGAATAAAAGATATGGCAGCACTTATCAGTTCGGATTTTGAAATCCCTGCAGAGATTTCAACGGGTATTTTTGAAAAAGCACAGAAAGGATCTACTTTGGCACAGTTATCCGGAGCAAGACCACAGAAATTTGGAAAGCAGCAGGTGTGGGTATTGACATCAGCACCAAAAGCAGAACTTGTGGGCGAAGGAGGACAGAAGTCGCCGACACCGGCTACATACGCAACAAAGACGATCAACCCGTTTAAACTTCAGGTAACTATGAGATTTTCACAGGAAGTACAGTGGGCAGACGAAGATGTTCAGATTGGGGTTCTGGAAGATCTTGCATCGAATGCAGCTATTGCACTCGGAAGAGCACTTGATTTGGTTGGAATTCACAAAATCAATCCGCTCACAGGAATGGTATCAAGTCTTGTAAAAGAAGGATTGATTGATACCACACAGAAGGTTCAGCTTGAAGGAACGAAATACGATGAAGCAATCGAAGCGGCAGCGGGGACGATTATTTCATCCGGTTATACGCCAAGTGGCGTTGCAATGGATCCGACGCTTTCATTCGGATTATCTACTATGAGAGATGCAGACGGAAGAAAAATTTATCCAGAAATTAGATTCGGACAGAATTTAACAAATTTTTCGGGAATGAATGCAGCAGTATCAGATACTGTTTCAGCAAAAAATGAAATCGCGACGGATTCGAAACTTCTTGGAATCGTAGGACAGTTTGATGCATTCAGATGGGGTGTGCAGAGGTCTATTGGTGCACATCTGATTGAATACGGAGACCCGGACGGACTTGGAGATCTGCAGAGGCAGAACCAGATTGCAATTCGCGCAGAAATTGTATACGGTATTGGAATTATGGACCAGAAGGCATTTGTAAAGATCACTAAAGCCGAGGCGTAAAGAATGAAATATTTATACAAGCAAACAGGAATTATTGTGGAGTCCGACATTGTGCTAGACTCCACAATGTTTCAACTTATTACAGAAAGTAAATCTCCAAAATTAACTGAAGAAAAAATGGGTTCGCCGATTAGAAAAACATCAAGAAAGAAACCGATATCAGCGAAAAAGTAGGTGAAATAATGGCATATGCTACATATGGTGATATATGTGAACGAAAAGATATAAACGGGATAGACAAGGAAAGGGTGGAGACGCTTCTTGAAGACGCCGCCGTTATTATTGATGTATATAATAAAAGTGCATCGGATACAGCAAAGAGATTCGTATCTTGCAATATGGTAATTAGAACAATTGGAAGCAGTGATGAGGGTGTTCCTATCGGAACTACACAGGCGACGTTATCAGCCTTAGGGTATTCGCAAAACTGGACAAATTCTTATGGGAGCGGAGAATTGTATTTAAGTAAAATGGACAAGAAAGTTTTAGGCATTGGTGGTAAAGTGGGATGCACAAATCCTTACACCGCTTTTACTGAAGTGGAGGGGGATAGATAGATGATCAGAGGAATATCAGTGATATTGTATGAAAGACATATAGTTGGAAAAGATGAATTCGATCATCCATTATATCAGGAAACTCCGGTAACAGTAGACAATGTACTTGTAGCTCCGGCATCAACTACAGAGATTCTTGATACACTTAACTTAACTGGGAAAAAGGCAGTGTATAACATTGCAATTCCAAAGGAAGATGATCATACCTGGAAGAATTGCCGAGTAGATTTCTTTGATACGTCCTGGCAGGTGATTGGGTTCCCGCAACAAGGCATTGAAGAGAATATCCCGTTAGAATGGAATCAAAAATGGCAGGTGGCGGCGTATGAGTAAAGTAAAAATTGTTCTAAATAGTGTCGGAATCAGGCAATTGATGCAGTCGCGGGAAATGCAAGCTATCCTTATGGAGAATGCAACGAAGATAGCCAAGGCTTCCGAGACAGAGGCATATGTGGCGCAGACCCGAGCTGTTGTAAAAGTCTGCGGAGATGATGGTAAAAATGGATTGCTGAAGGCGGTAGGAAAACATGGTGGAGAGCATCGTTAAAAATTATTTACAGTCCAGGTTGAATGTACCGGCCAGACTGGAAGAAGAGGATAATCTTGGAAAAGAATACATATTGATCGAAAAGACTGGATCTGGCAAAGAAAATCACGTGGAATCGGCGACCTTGGCAGTCCAGTCTTTTTCTACGTCCCTTTATGGGGCGGCAACACTCAACGAACGGGTGAAAGCAGCAATGGAAAAAATAATTGAATTAGATGATATCAGCAAGTGTGAACTGAATAGCGATTATAACTATACAGATACGAATCGGAAAAAATACCGATATCAGGCCGTGTTTGATATCGTTTATTTTTAGGAGGCAGAAGGATGGATGCAAAAAACGTAAGTACTGGAAAACCGAAAGTCGGTGGAGCAATCTGGCGCGCACCGGTAGGAACAACATTGCCGAAAGACACAGAGACGGCATTAGATGCAGCATTTAAAGAGTTAGGATATTGTAGTGAAGATGGTGTAACAAACTCAAATAGCCCCGAGTCGGATAATACAAAAGCCTGGGGCGGGGACACTGTGTTGAATATGCAGACCAGCAAAGAAGACAGTTTTAAATTTAAACTGATTGAAGTACTGAATGTGGAAGTGCTCAAGACTGTATATGGTGATAAAAACGTAACCGGAACATTAGAAGCAGGAATTACGGTAAAAGCAAACAGTGATGAGAATGAAGAATCAGCATGGGTGATTGATATGATCATGAAAAAGGCTGTAAAGCGTATTGTGATTCCGTCGGCAAGTGTATCGGAAGTTGCTGATATTGTGTATAAGGATGATGATGCAGTTGGATATGAGACTACCCTGAAAGCAACACCGGATACAGATGGACAGACGCATTACGAATATATCAAAGGAACAAAGAAAGAATAAGGGAGGCGATACTATATGATGCATACAGGAACAACAACTAGCGGCTTTACCTTTGAGATTGACGAGGAAATGTTAGACGACTATGAACTGTTCGAAGACATCTGTGCCATTGATAATGGTGACGTGTCAAAAATCACGACAGTAGCAGACGGATGTCTTGGAAAAGAACAGATGAAACGTTTGAAGGAGCATTGCAGAAATGAAAAAGGAAGAGTATCTACAAAGAGAATGATCGATGAAATAACACAAATCCTGACGAAATGTTCTCCGGGAAAAAACTCTTGATCCTCGCCCATATGATGAATCTCGATAAAAATGCGTTATTATGCGATCTTGCAGAAACGTATCATATCTATGATTATAGATCCCTGCCATTACATATGGTGGGGATTTTTGCGTGCGGGTTGAGGGAAGATTCAAGGATCATGATGAAAATATCAGGAATAAAAATCGATACAACACAAGCACTGCTCGCTTCGATTGCAGATAATACAAGAATGCTTGCGTGGCTGCAGTCTAATGACGGTGTAAAAGGCACAAACAGACCAAATTCTCTATTACGCATATTGAGTGGTGCGGAGCAGCATAACGAAAGCAACATAGAGACGTTTGAAAACGGAAACGATTTCGAGGAAGAGTGGGCTCGATTAACGGGAGGTGGAAGATAGTGGCTACAGAATTAGCAAAAGCATATGTACAGATCATTCCATCGGCACGGGGAATCAGTGGTGAAATCCAAAAGACACTTGATCCGGAAGCGACAAGCGCAGGGACTTCTTTTGGAAGTAAATTGGTTGGAACCATGAAAAAAGTGCTTGCCGTTGCAGCTATCGGCAAAGCGTTGAAAGCATCTATCATGGAAGGTGCAGATCTTGAGCAGAGCCTTGGAGGAATTGAAACATTGTTCAAAGATTCAGCGGATAAAGTAAAAGCGAATGCCGCAAAAGCTTACAAGACGGCCGGAATGAGTGCCAATGAGTACATGGAACTGACCACGAGCTTTTCAGCAAGCTTATTATCGTCATTGAGCAATGACACTTCGAAAGCTGCAGATGTAGCGGATATGGCTATGACAGATATGTCTGATAATGCAAATAAGATGGGAACCAATATGGAAGATATCAAGAATGCATATCAGGGATTCGCTAAACAGAACTACACGATGCTGGACAACCTGAAACTGGGGTATGGCGGAACAAAATCAGAGATGGAACGTCTTCTAGCAGATGCACAGAAAATATCCGGTACAAAATACGATATCAATAATCTTTCGGATGTATATAATGCAATTCATGTAATCCAGGGTCAACTGGATATCACCGGCACAACAGCGAAAGAAGCAGCAACTACAATATCGGGTTCTTTTAATTCTATGAAAGCGGCGGCGAAAAATGTTATAGGTGAGATTGCACTTGGAATGGACGTCGGACCGGCACTTAACGAATTGGCAAATACGATCATAACCTTTGCGGTTGGGAATCTGCTTCCCGCAGTATGGAATGTTATTTCTGCACTTCCATCAGCGATCGTTACGTTTGTAGCAGCACTTGGCCCACAACTGTTTACTGCTGTGTCTGGATTAATTCCACAGATTGCAAACGGAATCACTGCAGGAGTGCCAACTCTTTACCAGAGTGCAATGCAACTTATGAATCAATTTAATATTGGAATTCAGGAACAACTTCCGACCTTGTTGCAGAAAGGTGTGGATTTTATAAGCAACATTGTGAATGGAATTCTACAAAATTTACCTCAAGTAATAATGATGGCAGGGAATGTGATCACATATTTTACCAACACGATTATTTCTTTGCTTCCAACTATATTAAGTGCAGGTGCATCGCTGCTTTTGAAACTTGTGAATGGAATCATAAACAATTTGCCACAGATTACTCAGGCTGCAGTGACTGCAATTGCACGTTTTGTGGCATCGATCGGACAGAATCTTCCACGGATTCTTCAGACTGGTATTACCATCATTGCTAGGTTGGCAGCTGGTCTAATCCGTGCAATACCGTCGCTGGTTGGACAGATACCAGCGATTGTATCCGCAATAAAAAATGCATTCGCGAATACAAATTGGCTTTCCGTTGGACAAAATATCATCCGGGGAATCGCAAATGGATTAAAAAATGCGGCGCATATGTTGTGGGATGCAGTAAAAGGTGTATTAGGAAACTTTAAAGATAAAGTACTGGAATTCTTCGGTATACACTCTCCGGCACGGTGGGGTGTATATGTTGGCGAAATGATTGACAGAGGCTTTGCAAAAGGTATTGTTGGAAACCTCCCGATAGTAAGTGCAGCAAGTGATGCACTTGCTACGATGGCAACAGGAACGATCAGTAGCCTGAATTTGGATTATGCGGCAACTGGAGGCAATGCAAACGAAACCGGAACGGAGACTATAAACAGGCTGGATATTCTGATCGCATTATTACGAATGCTTATTAATAAGGATCCAGATGATAATTTTAGCAACCGTGAATTGGTAAGAGCATTAAAAGATATGGGGGTTGTATTCGCATGATAGAAATAAAATATGTCTGCTCAAATGGAAAAGAATACAATCTTGTGGGTGACCGGATGCGTGCAACATCCGGTTACTTCCATGAGTATGAATGGAAACCAATGACTACAGATCAGGAAATTGGAGCAGATGTATACGGGTTTGAAAAAGAACCAAAAACATATCAAATCACATTAACATTCCGTGGACCACTGGAAGTACGCAAAGCCAAGATGGATGAGTTGACAAACTGCTTTGAGTATGACGTTGTAAATCTTACTCCAGGGCGTATATGGTTTGGAAACTATTATATTGATTGCTATATTAAGGATATGTCAAGCAAAGTGTCATCTACCAGGAACTGCTGGACAGACATGGAACTCGGTATCTACTGTCCATATCCTATGTGGGCAGAGGAAGAATCTAAGAGCTTCTATCCGGATAGCGCAGACAAGGGGGAAATTTATAACTTCTTAGATTACCCATATGATTATCAATATGACTATTCAAAACCATTATCCGGAACAGAGCATTGGTATGTAGATCATTACAGAAGTAGCAATTTTCAGATGACTATCTATGGCCCGTGTGCGAATCCAAGAATCATAATTGCCGGACAGGTCTATCAAGTGTATGACACGCTTGAAGCACATGAATACATTGTTATTGATTCACGTAAGAAAACAATTATAAAAAGACTTGCTAATGGTACGGAACAGAACGTTTTTTATAAGAAAGCAACCGGCAATTCTATATTCACGGAAATTCCGTCAGGAGACATCTTGATAAATTGGAGTGGAGAGTTTGGCTTCGACATTGTGGTGTACAAAGAAAGGAGTGTACCGGAATGGATCTCATCAAAACAGATCAATACGGAAGGCAGATCGGCTATGTACAGGGTGCGAATATAGATTTCGAAGTCGGAGCCGATGAAGCCGACAGTATTAATGATTTTGAGATTGAGCTTAAACGTTGGAATTGGGATGGGTCTATTAGATATGGAACTAGAGTATTTTCGCCGGATACTGAGTATGGCGGAATTGTCCGAGAAATCAGCACCGATACAAGTACCAATGTAATCCGCGCAAAAGGAGAT